TAAAGATATCATTCAGGGGTGAAAAACATTCTCTATGTTCTGGTGTCAAGGCAGCAAAGTTTAAATTGTGAATACTATTGGATGGTCGGGATGTCGTAGTGAAGAAATTATAATTCTGATATAGTTTTTTGTCATGAATGTATTTCGCAACTTGATGACCAAAAGTTGAGATGATATTCGTATTGACTCCAATTCCATTTAATTCTATAAGTGTAAATGCCTTTGTAAACTCATCATGAAATAATTGTAACTCTGGTGTAACTTCTAAATCATCATCTTGATAATCCATTTTCTCCATTATTTTCTGTAATGGATAATAATAAGTGGAATCACTATCACGGTAGAAGTTAGAGTACTTTACTTCATGTTTTACTTTATTATGGTGCCAATAATGTACCACATTCGTATCTAAATAATTTAAATCATTCTTTATAAAAGTTTTATAATCAATTCCCTTGTAAAGTTTTTCTTTGTCTAATTCACCGACTTGTTTTTCATAATGATTAGCATACAGTATATCTTGATCGTACAATAGGATAATATTATTGTTTGGGTGAGATTTAGACCAATTTTGTTTAGAAGTAACCATTTTAATCATAGATTAATATAACATATTTCAATTTAACATACAAGCATTTTATTAGTCGTTAATATATTTTTCTATTATTTTCTTATACATCAAACTATTTGTCATAGCTCTTGTATAAATAACATCTATTAATTTATCAATTGGTACTTTCAAATAGGCTTTTGGAATAATAATATTAGGAAGTATCTCAACCATAGACCTTTCGCCTCTATTTTCCACAACCCAAAATTCCGTTATATCTTTGGTTAATTCCCAATATAGTCCTCTGAAAAAGAAAAAACCTGTGAAGCTTCCTGTCTCAATATGGTCGCTCTTACCCATTTCTGACATAGTGTTTATATGCTCATCGATAGCTTTTTGTGTTTCATCCCAACCAACATCCCAACTATTTGGATCATCAAAACTGTCAATTATATTTGTATAAATGCTACCCCACCCCACATGATCAAACTTTCTTGGAGACACATACACTCTATCGCTCGAGTTCCAAGTTATTATACTAGAGGGACGGTGGTTGTATTTTAATCCATACCCAAGATCTTTTGTATATTGTTCATAATCAATATAAACATCATTTAATATGATATCACTAATTGCTACCGCGTAACCTAAACTTTTTGCATCCCATTTTGTGACAGAACTTAGATTAGCGAAAAATGGAATTTTTATTTTATCCGCTTCTTTGATCTTAAGTTCTGAAGGTAGTTCTTTATTCTTATCAACTATTACTGTATATTTAGCATGTGTTGTGACAGGCAAATCACTCTTAGTTATTCCAGTTATTTTTGCTCGCTCTTTTGTTCCCTTTTTTGTCGTATCGAATGCATTTACTTGGATAGTATCTTCATATCTTACATCTGTTGCCATATGTTCTAGCGCCTTGTTGTCTGCTCCTTCTGCAGATGTTTGGAAAAATTTTCGTGCTTTAGTTTTTGATACAGTCGGATGATATTTCACAACTACTGGTATATCCTCATTACTTATATTAGTAAATTTTTTCATTTGAGTTCTTAATCTCATCACAGTAGTATAAGTTGTTTTCCACATAGAATTATCAACTGTATGACTTATACCCATTATTTGAAAAAATACTCTATCCTTATAATGCCCTGGTAAAAAATTTATAGTAAAAAAATCACCAAATCCTAATAAATTATTTCCATAAACAACTAATTCTAATGAAATTGGTAAGACTGGTGAAATACTATTCTCATCTGAATTTATAAAATTCCTTACCTTTGCTAATAATAAACGATAATCTCTATCACTTGTAGCATATAAAATTTGTTCACCATCACTTGTTTCTTTGGGTAATTCTTTTTCGTCTTTATTAGTTGGAGCAGGAGGTGTGGCATCATCTCCCTGGCTTTTCAAATCTTCTAATTTTTCCTTTTTCGCTTTCTGATAATTATTCCATCTATTCTGTGTAATCGTATTTGTACTATCTTCTTCATCCGGCGACTCGGTAGCATTATCTTCATAAAAATCACCCGCACCCCCAGTTAATGTTTGTTTAGTCATTTTATCAAAATCAACTTCTATTAAATGTGATTTTTGGATTTCACCTTGTATCGGTAAACTTCGTATGCTATAATTTTTATCTTTAAGTGCATTTAAAAAATTAAATTTCATTAACTCAAGACTCCGATATACCTTTGAGTAAGTACTATTAGCAATTGATATCATACTTGATAATCCAGCTTTAGGTGTTTCAACTTTTAAATCAGAATTAAGAACAACAGTATTACCACTTGTTACATCAAACTCCAATATGTTATCATCAGATATACCCCCAAGTGCCACATTAACATCAATAAAAGAAAGTGATGCCTCAGCTTCATTATTTTTACTCATTTTTATATTAATAATTGTTCCAGAATCTTTATATATTTTATCAAAAATAAATTCTAAAGCATCATTTACATTTTTTGCCTTTTTAAATGCTTCGGAAATAGCGGGTATACTAATAAATAATTCCCTAAGTGGAATTCTTCTTTTATCTATATCATCAGCAGTACTTATCCAATTACCATCATCTTCAATATTTGGTTTGTTATCACCATTATAAGTCTCATCCTTCTCCCATGTATCTGGATATAAAAAGGATAATAACTCATCACCTTCCATCAAATCTACCATCTGTAAACCATATAAATCTGCATCATATCTAACATATGTATTTTTTGATTCAAAGTTAACTTTATAATCTTTTTTCTCTGAACTAACTATTTCATTTCCATCGTCATCCACTTCTACCCAATAAGATATAAATTTATTTAAAAATTCATCCTCAAATAATCCAAATGTCATATATAAACTTTCTTTTTCCTGTAACCCATCATCCCCACCTAATTTTGATAAATTTTGATAAAACATACCAAGCTTTTTAGCGGTGTTGCCTATTTTACCAGTTGTTACATAATCGTCAGTAGAATCAAAAAAATCTGACACTAATCCACTTCTCTCTTCGGCTGATAATTTATTAATCGTATCATAATCTAACACATTACCTACATCAATATCACTTGCATTAGCAAAATAACCTAATAATAATTCTTCAATAACATTTGAGAAAACAAATCTTAAATTGCTATCATCATCTACTGTTTTATCAAGTAAAGCATAATTTGAAGAAACAAATTCTAAATTACACTTAAAAGAACCCCTTTCATCTACATTAATATCAAATTTCGTAACCTGACCAGATAGGGTTGTCATAAATCCCTTATCAATATCATCTTTTCTTGTATATACCTTTTCATAAAAATCCATCATTTTTATATCTGCGTCTTTAATATAACCCACTGGATCATATAAACTTAAATTTTTATCTGACCAACCAAAATCAACAAAAACTGTTACTCCTGGTTTTAAAAAAAATGGTAAAAATATTTGTTCAAAATCAGCTTTATTATGAACTATAAAATCAACATTAGTTCTTCTCAATGCCCCCAATGAACCTTCAGATTTAGAAGAAACACCAGTTATCCCAGCAACTGGTTTTAAATATGGATTCCCATCAGTAAATTCCCTCACTGTAATATTATTTTCATTATTATCCACTGGTTCTAATGGATCATATGATAAAGTTCTATTATCGTTTATTATAAAAACCTTATTATAACTCTTATTATCTGGTAAAAGTTCACCCTCATCATCTACAGTATTAATATTAACCGCGGTCCACATTCTAACATAAGGCGTCCTATCTCCGAGATATTTTTCATATTGATCTGCACTTACAACTTCATTAGGTTGTATATTTAAACGACCTTCTTGTAGATCTTTAAAATATTTAATTATTTCTGGTTTAACATTAGAACCAAAAACTTTTTTACTTAAGTCCATTTTATTTTAGGTTTGCTTGTTCTGTAGAAATTGGTATTCGTAATTGTATGCCGGGTTTAATATTATTTGATTTTAAATTATTTACGGATGCAATAAACCACCACAATGTAGGAGTTCCATAATATTCATGTGATAATAAATCACATCTATCACCTTGAACACTAATTAAAAGTACATCTGAATTCTTTTCTTGAAATTCTGGAAGATAAGATGTACCAATACTTATAAATTTTTTATTTTTTATTTTTGATATATGTTTGTATCTTGACATTAGTAGTTATAAAATTTAGTTAGTGTAGTTGTATCTTCGTTTGAATATAAAGATGGTGGTTTTTTATTTAATATCTGATAAGATATTGCCACATCTATCAATCGTGGCTTTTGTGTATCAGCATCCCAATCACCAGAGTCATTTACTGTGTAAGAAATGGATTTTACAAATCCAAATTGACCTTGAGCGTTGCTTCCAAATTGTGCCATATATAATTCCGTAAACGGTGGTTTCATTCGTGTCATATTATCTTTTTCAAGATATTCAGGATAAACAAGACTTGTTAACTGATTAATTTTTTCCCACATTTTTTGAAATTCTGTTTTATTTGCTGGCGATAATCTTAAATTAAAACTTAAATCTCTTTCACCTCTCTCATACATATAAACAGGCTCACTTCGTCCAATATAATTTTGTGAAGTCCAAGATGGATTTGCATTTTCCGTTATACCCGTTACATATCCTCTGAAATAAATAAAATTACCATTTCTTAAATCTTTTATACGAACATAAAAATCAAGTGGATTTATAGCATCTGTAATTTTTCTATTTATTAAACCACTTTTACTAATTTTATCATCTACAGTATATTTTGGGCTTTCACCCAATCCCATAAATGGTGGTGGAGTGATATGATATGTAAGTAATGATGTAGGATCTTCTTTAAGTACTTCATCAGTTACAGGGTTTCTACTTCTAAGTACACCCATTGAATCTCTAAACTTTCTTCCACCCACAGAAAAGAGTTGACCTTTTTCCTTTATATCACCCAAAAGTTTAACTTTAGAGAATTCCTCTTTCCCAGATTTTACCACCTTTCCATATTCAAGAACAAATGGTTTTCTTAAAGAAGGTATACCAGGTGATTGTCCAGCTAAACCATAAAAATTTAACATTCCAGTAAGTGGAAATGGTACTGTCGGAGCATGTATTGCTCCAGCGAGTAATCTTGGTGTAGCAGGATTCGCAATCTCCAATACTCCTTTCATAATCGTCTTTTTTCCCAATCCTATTAGATAACCCATATAACCTTTACCAAATTCAACACTACCAGGATGACCATCCCACCAATTATTTGGTGATATCGTACCTAAAGAAGAAAAATATGCCCCAGTAACATTTTCTTTCAATAATGATGCAACACCAGCTCCAGATGTATAAAACTTCAATAATCTTGATGCGTCTTGTAAAGTTGCCTGATAAGGTAAAACATCTCTATTATGTCCAAGTGGCATTTGAGATGAACCAATATCATTTACAATATATGGTTCTTTAGAACCATTAATACCTATTCTAAATCCTTGTCGTGAAGAATTATATATATCTAAATTCGATAAAGCACCCATTCCAGTACGAGCTGTATTAATCAATATTGGATTACCAAGATGATCTACTCGTCCAATATCAATTGGTGTTCTATCAGAAATATCTGGAGCAGTTTGGTCAGCATTATACAAGGAATCAAATATAAAACTTCCTTGTCCTAATTTATCATCAGCGCCTAAATTCTGAAATAAATAATCTTCTCTTTCTCTTATTTTTTTATCATTAATTATAATTCTTTCTTGTTTTGTCTGTGGACTATCTTCTTGTCTAAATGTAATTGGACTTAATTCTTTAATATCACTATGCTCACCTTTCGTTCCAAAAGTATGTTCAATTTCAGTATCGATTAATGATTCACCACCTTTAAGTCGAATTGATTTGTTAGCAAAAATAGAATCAATTTTTGTTATTGGTGAGTGTTGTCCATAACTACTTGCGTCTTTTGATAAATCACTTACAGGTGAATTTATATTACTAATAGGATCAGTTGAATTTTTTGTTATATCATTTAAATCAGTTGTAAATTCAATTTTTGTTTTTTTATTAAGTTCAAACTCATCTAATATAGAATGATTACCAGGATGAGAGTTATCACCATGTCTACCTTTTTTTTCTAAAGTAGGAGACATTGATGAATTATCTGGAGATACCGATGGCGTGTTTGGTAAATTAGCAAATACTGATTTTAAATTTTCTAAACCCATTATGTTAATCCTGTTCCTACATCACCAGCCATAGTAGAACCATATTCAACTCTGGCGATTAAATCATTTCCTATTATTTTAAAAGTTTGTTCTTTTGGTAAATCAAAAGAAAATGATTTTTCCATAGCAGTCTGTGTTCCAAAATTTGGTGCTAGTTGTGGTGGTGTCATTTTATCTAACATAGCACTAGTATCATCTATAGGCGGTGGTAGTGGTGGTGTCATTTTACCTAACATAGCACTATCGCCTTTAGGCGGTGGTAGTGGTGGTGCCATTTTACCTAACATAGCACTATCGCCTTTTGTTCCTTGAAATTGATCTCCATTAGGTAGTGTTAAAAGTGGTCCCATATTTGGTGATGTTTCTGTTCTACCTGTGGCGGCATCCCATTTGAAATCACCGACTTTAGAAGCTTCAGACCGAGCTTTCATCATCCCCCCAATTACAGTGGCCACCAAAAGTGTACCCATAGCTATAGCCACTGGTGCACCAAATCCAAGAGTAGCAGCTGTCATGGCTGCAACTGCATTTCCTATCCAAGCAAAAGTCTGTATTAATACTGCACCAGCAGAAATCGCCGCTTTAATCCCCATCGCCGTTAAAGCAATACCAAGTCCACCCAATCCAACAACAATTACGGGCATCAGAACACCTATAGAATCTAAAAGTCCAACAAAACTTCCTATCATACCTATTAATGGCTGCAACATACTTGCAAAAACCCCTAAAGCAGGTCCAACTGATTGTACTATTATAGCCCCAACCGACTCAAGTGTAGTTGAAAGTTGTGTAAAAGAATTTATTGCATCTTTACCAAGTAAATCTTCAAATGATTTTCCACCCAAACCAGCACCTATCTCTGCAGTTCCATTTGCTAGTTTAGCAACTTCGGGTACAGACATATTAAGGGCTTTTGCTAAAGCCTCTTGTTGTATTACATTTAATTCATTAAAATCACCAATACCAGATAATTGTTTTTTTATTTCTTTTTGAAATCCTACTAAATGTTTATTAAGTCCTAATTCTCTAGCTTTTTGTAAATTTAATTGCTTTCCAAGTAATACAGATGCTTCAACTTCAGCATTAATTGAAGATTCAAAATCTAACATACCTTTAGCAGACTTTCCTATAGTATCAAGATTTAATCCAAATTGTCTAGCTGCAATTGCCGCTTCGAATATATTCGCTCCACTATCTTTTGTAAAAGAAGCTATCGTTTCAGCCGAACCAGCAATATCTTTCATTACGGCTTGTGGAGCAACTCCCTTTTGTCTTGCCAGTTGTGCAGCACCTTCTGCTAATTTTTCAGCTTGACCTGCTGATAAATTTGCTGTTTGAGTTAATACACCAAATAATTGTGTACCCTCATCTACCGATAACCCCAAAGCAGTACTCGTATCTAATACCTTTACAGATAAATCAGCTGCTTCATCTAAACTCATACCAAAATCTGTAGCTAAAGTACTAGTTATAGAACTTATATCACCTATATTAGCACCTAACTTTATTGCTTCTATATTTGAAGCTAATAACTGACCTTGTAAGTCTTTACCTAATAACTTTATACTTCCAAACTTTTTACCTATCTCATCAAAAGTTTTAGCAAATTTCTGTCCTAAACCTATTAATGTGTTCAATAATACAACACCAGTTGCAAACATCGCAGTAGCAACTATAAACGCTGCTTCATCTGGACTAGCATTTTTTAACTTTTCTGCAAAATCTTTAGCTTTACTTGCCATTCCCCCAGTTATCTTATCAATTAACCCCATCTCTGCAACTTCTTCCTTTTTAATTTCCAATCTCCTAATCTCATCTGCTAAAATTTTCTGTAAGGATTTTTCTTGCATTTTGACATCCTTCATTAAAGGACCTCTTAATTTTCCTTCTCTTTCTTTACTTTGTGCTATTTCATTTTGTAAACCAGCTATATCATTAGTACCCATAGCAATACTGTCTAAGGTACTTAATTGCTCCATTGATGACTTTGATAAATTACCCTCTACATCTACTCTATTTTTTATTAAATCATATAAACCAGTTTGAGATTTTAAACTTTTTGAAGCAAGGGCATTAAGTTCACCAGCAGCACTTGATGCATCTTGGTCTAATGTTTTTAATGATTGTACTTTTTTTAACCTTGCAGCAATAGAACCTTCTATTTGTTTATATAACGGTGTAGCTTTTTTAGTAAATGATATTTCCTTTTCTACTTCTTTTACCTTTTTTTCTTCTAACTTAACAATTCTAGCTAATGTAGCTTCATATATTTTAGAACCTTGCTGCTGTTTTTCTAAAAGAGCATTTTCGTCTTTAATAAGTTTAGAAAGTCTTTCTCTTTCCTTTATGGTGGATTTTAAATTTTCAGCCATTATTTTAAATAATCAGGAACAGGAAGTCCTCTTCGTTTAAATTCTTTTTTGATAAAGTCTTGAGTTTTTTCAATCTCTTTCTCTGCTTCATCATACATTTTTTGAAGTTTTTTACTTTTTTCTTTTTTAACTTTAGGACTTGATTTATCTCGTTTCAAACCCTTAATTATTTTAGTAAAAAATCCTTCATCTATTATTTTATCTTTATCCATATATGACATATGTACTTCTCCTATCTGTAACTATAAATATAAAGAAAAGAGTTATTTTGGGTTAAAACGGCGCGGTATTGTTGTCGGTGGTTTTGTATTTGCCTTATCCATTTGTTCTTTTTCTTTTTTTCTTAAATCTGTAAATTCTCGAAAATAAAAATTTCTCAAATGGACTGGCATATTATAGACATCACTAAATGTAAATCCAGGTGTCCCGTATATAAAATAAAATAAAGATTGATGTATATCTAATTTATTGGACGGACTGAGGCCAAAAAAACTCGACTGTAAGCGGAATAGACACGCTCACAGTTTCACCTCCTATTTCAATTTCCGATGTCAAATCAATATCGGGAGAAATTTTACCAATATAATTTCTCAATGCTACAGAATCCCTTGCGAGTAAATTCTGAGTATATTCAGTAATAGTTTCAGGTTTAGAATCCCCATCAACTTCAATAACAGTATATCTTAATCGAGTAGATATATCTGTATTATAACCAAACTTTGATGATTGTTTTAAATCCTTTTCAATTAATTTTTCATCTGCACCAGTTAATAATTTAAATTTTAATTTATTCTTACCAATAGGCGTTTCAAATTCAAAACTATTATCTCCATAATTCAGACCTTTTTTTAAAACTTTAAATGGGCATGTTGTTAAGTCAAAAGTATGCTCTATCGTTTCGTCTACATTTTTTGGATTTGTAACTTCTACAGTATATTCAGGACCATAAGCCAATATACGAGAAGCAACCAATACGGCATTCTTATCACCTAATATTAAATCATCTTGTTTAACTCCCTTTTCTACAATCAAACTGTCTAACAATTTTTCAATCACCAAACCTTTTTTAATAAGATTCTCAGACATCAAAATATCTTCTTCTCGTGTTGTCATGTATTTTAATTCAACTTTACCTGATGATAGTGCTGAATCTTTGGGGTATACTTTACCCTTTGACGGTAAATCAATAACTTCCGTTGGGAACTTATACTCTGGCATTATAACTCCTTAATGTAATTAATAACTATTAGAATTCAAGTATAGCGTAATCATACCTTAATGTTAGTGTAATTTCAACTGGATCGGATGAACTAAAATCTAAATCACCAAACGCAGCATCTTGAATAAAACTACCATATAATGTCCATTTTTCAACAATGTCACCAACCGGTCCTAATACTTGAAATGTAATATTTTTCTTATAAAAATCTTGATATCCATCACGACCAGTAGCACTTTCATGATGCAATCTAACCCATTCAATTACAGCTGAAGCAGCGGAAGGTACAATCGGGTCATACAGAGTAATCTGTAGTGTTTGCCATCTACCCTTTCCTTTGACATACTTGGTAACATTCATATGTTCTAAAGTTACTTCGTCAAAAGTAATCTGTGGTCTTTGTGATGTTTTAATTGTAAAAGCTGGGATACCTGCTATTTCCATGATAAACCGATTTTTTAACTTCGGTTCATATGGTGTGTAAAATATCTTATTCGCTTCTAATAATTCAGCCATGTTTTATCTCCTATGATAATAAATATCAATTTCCTAAAAATTATTCAGGAAAAGCAGCTCCTGTTGGTTGTACCACGAAGTCCAATACGATAAACTCAGCAGTTCTTGCTGGTTGTATAAATATTTGTCCTACCAACATATTCCTATCGATTGTTTCTGGTGTGTTATTTGAATCATCCATTATGACTCTGAAAGCATTTAATCCTTGATTTGCCTGAACTTGTTCCATATATGGATTAACAGTATTCAAGAATTGATTTCTCAAATCGCTTGTATTTTGTTCAAATACAAGTCCTTTTGAAGAGTTAGCAACAAATTTCTTCAAGTTAATTAAAAGTCGTCTTACATTTACTCGGTCAAGGGCAGAAGCTTTCTTCTGTGTTGTTTTCTGTCCAAAGACAGTAACACCTTGTCCTGGAAATGTAGCAATCGGATTACTATTTGAATCATACAAATCATCACGATTTGATTGAGTTAATTTTCTATATGCCTGTACCGCACTATCAATTCCACCACGATTCAATCCAGCAGGAGCAAACCAAGGTTGTCCGATGGTATCGTTAAAATGATAAACACCAGCCATCACGGTTGATGGTGGCACCCATCTCATAGCTCCAGCAGTAGCATCTTGTATCTGTACCCAAGGATAATAAGTAGCGGCATAACTTGAATTACGAGCTGATGTATATGTCTTAACATTAGCCACAGTAGATGTTTTTACACTATTATCATAGACTAAGAAACAATCACCTCTATCTTCACAAACTTCTATTGCCTGTCCTATGATAGAATTATGATTAGCATCTAATGCTTGGTCTATTACACCAGGCAAATAAAGTAAGTTAAAATCATACTCGTCTTTGTTACTTAATATACTTAGAGCAGTTCCATATCCACCAGCAGCCGAAACTGATGTAGTAGTAGGTCTTACAGCAGCATCTGACATATCAATACCTTGTGAACTATCAGCTGCTATATTATCATAAAAAGCAAATGGATGTTTTTGATTTTGATCCCCATTTGAACCTGCAGTTTGTCCAGAATCGGAGCCACATAAGATCCCACCTTCAATATCACTACCAGCTCCAAAAGCACCACCATAACTTCCACTTCCAACAGTTGGAAAGAAAGAAGCTGAACTAGCATAAGCAGCTGTTACATCGCCATTCTCGTCCAAATAATTTGGTGTTTTTCTTGCATCAGGAAGACTACTTACTCTAATATATTTTGACTGATTGGGAAAGTCGCCAACTGGTTGTGTATAAGCTACACCAGCTTCAACAGCAAGTGAAGTTGTTTGATTACCTATTCTTTTTAAAATATAGTTAGGTTCGCCCGGATCTAAGGATAAATTTTCATGAGTTTCAATTACTCTTTTCTTTTTAGTCGTATCATTACCTTGTCTAATCAAAAGTGTAAAAGTACCTTTTTTAAGATTTAACTGTGATACTTCCCATCTAAAATTACCACCTCTACCACCATAACTTCCAGAAAGTAGATGGTCATTAGTAGCAGAAGTAGCTCTTACAGGTAAAATATTATCAGTTCCAAAATTTGAACCAGTTCCAACAAAATTATTAAATTCTGGTCCAGCACCTAAAGCCTCTAATGTAAAGAATGTAGTGTCTGTTCCAGCTACACCTGTTACACCGGCAGTTGTCGTATTTATAGCAATTACTTCCCCACCATCACCGGTTTCTGTAATAGCTATATCCTTATCAGTTGTTATTGCCTCATCGGCAGTTACGACAATTACTCCAGCACCATCATGAACTGCAGTTATATGATCCATATCACCAGTAGTAGCTCCAGAAGCGTGGTCAGTATTTAAGATACCAGTAACTATAGCACCTAAAGCCGCAGCAGCATTAGCAGCTGTCATACCATCAAAGTTAGTATTTTTAATTAATGCCTCATGATCGGCTTGAAAGTTATCTTCTGAATCTCCAGCAGCATCTTCAAAAGTTATGGTCATCTTTTGACCACCACCGACTGTTATTCCTATAGTAGAGCCATCAGCAGGTTGTCCAGTTAATGTAATAGTTTGGGTTGCAGTTACAGCAGTAGTTCCACCTGTTATAGCACCACCAATGAATGCGGTAGCTTTAGCAACATCTCCTTGTGGACTAGCAACTCTTACAATAGTACAAGGACCACCTTGTCTTAAATATTCTTTAGCAGTATGTGATGTTAAAAACTGGTATTTATCACTACCACTTTCGATTAACTCACCAAAAGTATTTACATATTCACTATAGGAACTTACAACCGTGGGTTCTAAAACAGGACCTTTTACTGTTGGACCAACAATGGCCGCTCCTATGGGACCTGCAGTTGCGGGTAAAAATGATTGGTCTATTTCATTTGTAAATACACCGGGTGATACAATTTTTTCAGCCATTTATAGTCTCCGAAATTAGATAAAATTTAATTATTCATATATAAATATTACCTATTTTTTGAAAAAGAACTTTGTTTTATTGATTTGGTGTAAAAACACCAGAAGTTGGATCTAAAGTTCCTGCGCCATACTTTTCATTTATAGTTTTAATAAGATCCACTTCTTCATCTTTTAAACTTTTCAACTCTTCTTCTAATCTATACCGTTCATCATCAGACTGTTCCAATTGTTGTTCTAAATTAAGTCTAACGATATGTAATTGACCAAAATTAGCAGTTAATTGATTTGTCTTTTGTTGAAGGTTTTGAATTGATTCTAACTCTTCTTTTGTGAATTTAATCTCTTTTGCCATTTAATAACCTCTATATTAATTTATTAACATTTTATATACATATATAATTATAAAAGTTTTTCCGTAAACATTATCTTTTTCGGTTTATATGCTCTTTGCATTTCAGCAGTTTTACCAAATACATTATCAGTAAACTCTGGTATCATATATCCTTTTATTTCAAGTGTTAACTCATTTCGAACCATTCTCTCACCCTGCGATTCCATCTCTACTTCATTTGATATATCACCAGAAAGAGATGATAAAAATCTATAACTTGTTGAATCGCCAAAATATGTTTCCAAATGTTCTACCCAAAGATTATTTAAATCGTTCATTTGTTCTATGAAAGATGTCATCATAACAATCGTATAATTACAAACAACAAAATCTGGCATACCAGTCTTTATATACTCTTGAACTGGTTTTTGTCCAGTTAAAACAGAAAATCTATCGTATCTATTATTTTTACTCCAACCACTCTCAGAACGAATAACAGATATATATTTTCCTTTAACATCATTATCAAATGAAAATGGTAAGTCAGGATTCATAGCCAATGAAGTTCTTTTTATTACCATCATTGGTAAAATAATAACACCATTTTTATCTCTCAACACCCCCCTATCTTTAACAGATTTCCATCTTTCTTCATTACCATAAAGAACTGGAACAGAAATTACTTCATTTTGTTCCTTCACTTTTGGTTTCATTACATTTCTAATATGTTTTATAACTGCTGTATCAATTTCCTTAATTCCAATAGAAAATCCCTTACCAGCATTTTGACCACCAGGTTTCTTAATGACAACTTTAGAATTCCCCTTATCACTTCTGATACTCGTTTGTGTTTCACGATTTACTAATGATTCATTTGGAGCATTTGTATTTGTTATGGGTTTAATTGCCACGGCGTAGTTTCCTTAACTTGTCTAATTTATTCTCACTATTATTCTCATAGGTTTCTGATTTCAATCCTTTTGTTGAAGCCTTATCAATTGCAATTTGTTTCTCAATAGGAACATCTACAACACCTAAAGTTATTTCTTCCTTCTCTCCATAAATATTACCTTGTTTTAATAAATCTATTATTTCATCAAACCTATCA